GAAAAATAAACTATACAAAACCACATAAAAAACGGCAAAATGTATAGTATATTATTTAAAATTACTACATTTAACCGTTCATTAGTCAAATCGTTTTAGGTTGTTAAGCCCCATTTATTTTTGTAAGTGGGGTTTTTTAATTATGTTTGTTTAATGAAAAATATTATAACTCAAATAATTAACGATACACTCAAAAAAGAGGGTAAGTTTAGTAGGACGTCTTTAACGATGTTTGTAACGTTATTTGTTGCCTTAGTGATGTGTAGCGTAGATTTTATATTTAACGGTCTTAGGTTTGATGTATGGGCTACATTAATGGGTGTTGCTATGGGTTCTAAAATAACAGATTCATTTAGTAAGAAAATTGAAAAATAAGTTTATATTTGCCTAAACGAAAAATAAATAGTTATGACACCACACGAAACTTATGAAGGACTTAAAAAGCAGTTTTACGCACTTAAAATAATATTACAATGTAAGGATGCTGAAATTGAAGTTTACCGTAAAAGAATAGAAGAATTTAAGGTATCTCGTATAATTCAATTAGAAGCTGAATTAGAATCTCAAAAAGAGATGAACGCAATTTTAACGAATGAACTAACAAATAAACCATGACACGAATTTACCAACTCCTAACAATCCTAATAGTATCAGCACTATCAATTGTAGTACTACTATCATTTGCTTCATGTAGTGATGCTAAGCAAGTGCAAAAAGGTTATGACAAGTTTATTAAGCATGGTGGTAAAATTGAATATAAACGTGATACTATAATTGTAACAGATACTATTAAAGGAATTGATGGTAAAGATAGTATCGTGTATCGCGATATGCAATATGTATGTCCTGAACTGCAATTACCTAAGACTAGATGGCAAACTAGAATTGAATATCGTTACAAAACAAAAGTAGAAAAGGCTCAAATTAAATGGCAAACGAAATATAAGATTAAGTATGTTAAGCAAACCAATAAACAAGATAGTAAAGCATTCAAATGGTATCATTGGATTCTGTTAGTTGTTGCTTTCGTTCTTGGTGCTTATCTTCGTGGAGTTATAGCAAGTTTATTTTATGTGATTAAAAAGTGATAGTATGAATTTTATACCAATATTAATGAGTGGGGAATCTGATGAAATTTGGTTTGAATCAGAAGATGAAGCATGGGAATATATTTATTCAAGAAGTTGTAAAGAATGTAAGAAAGATAGAAAGTTTGACATGTGTAGTGCTGAATGGGACGTGTGGACAAAAGAAGAATTTGAACATTATAATACAGAAACAAAATGAATTTAGAAACATACATTAATTTTACGAAGCGTTGGGAAGGTGGACTTTCAAGAGATACAAACGATTCGGCAAGTTCTTACCCATGTCCTACACCGTACCAAGGTAAAAGTGGTTATCATACTAATATTGGAATTACCTATAAAGTTTGGGTTTCAGTATTCGGTAAAAACAACGATGCACGATTCTTTGCAATGAACAATGAAGATTGGTTTAAAGTATTCAAATCACTTTATTGGGATAGCGTAAAAGGAGACGATTACGAGTGTTTTAGCATTGCAGTAATAGTAACAGGCATGGCTTGGGGTTCAGGTGCTTCACGTGCAGGAATAACACTACAACAAGCAATTAATAATTGTGGCGGTCAAGTTACAGTTGATGGTAAAATAGGAATGAAAACAGTAGCAGGTGCAAACGCTATAAACGACCTAAAACTATTCAATGAATTGATACGATTAAGAAAGCAATTCTTTTTAGCAATATCTGAAGCTGGAACTAAAAACGCTAAATTCAGAAAAGGCTGGTTAAATAGACTTGCCGATTACGAAAAAACTTTTAAGCCTGCATAACGTAGGCTTTTTTTATTTACCTAAACTTTAAATAATGGCAAGAAAAAAATATGCACCAAGAATCAGATTAACAGAAGATGAAACTGAAGTAATAAAACAATATAGAGCAATTAAAAACGCTTCAGATGAAATTGGTGTAAATGATAAAGACGTAAAACATGGATGGCTAAAATCTAAAGATGCTTCATTGTTCTTTAAAAATCCTAATTTTAAAACGGAAGAATTACAGCAATACGAATTACTTAGAAATGAATTACTAGAACAAGTTAAAAACTATTCGCCAAAATATCCAACATTAAAACGATCTAAAAATTCAGAAGGACATTTACTAATTGTTGACCCTGCAGACATTCATATTGGTAAACTATGTAACGCATTTGAAACAGGCGAAGAATATAATCAACAAATTGCAGTTAAACGTGTTTTAGAAGGTGTTGAAGGAATTATTCAAAAGTCTAGTGGTTGGAATATTGACCAAGTAATATTTGTTGCGGGTAATGATGTTTTACATACTGATACACCAAGAAGAACTACAACTTCAGGAACGCCACAAGATACTGATGGAATGTGGTACGAAAACTTTATGACCGCTACAAAATTATACATTGAAGTTATCGAACGCTTAATGACAATTGCAGACGTTCATATAATGTACGACCCAAGCAATCATGATTATACAAACGGATTCTTTTTAGCACAAGTAATTAAGGCGCATTTTAGCCAATCTAAGAACATTACTTTCGATGTTAGTATTTCGCACCGTAAATATTTTGTTTATGGCTTAAATCTAATAGGAACTACACATGGAGATGGAGCAAAGGCACAAGATTTACCGATGCTTATGGCTCAAGAATCAGAACATTGGGGAACAACTAAACATAGATATTGGTATACTAAGCACTTACACCACAAAGTAAGTAAAGATTATCATGGTGTTTGCGTTGAAACATTAAGAAGCCCAAGCGGTACAGATAGCTGGCATCATAGAAACGGCTACCAACACGCACAAAAAGCAATAGAAGGATTCATTCATTGTAAACAATTTGGACAAATCGCTAGGTTAACACACATTTTTTAGTATATTAGCACACAAATCATCAACCGTTACAGCAGATTTTCAGCCCTCGCATTGACTTGTTGAGGGCTTTTTTACGTATAAATACTTAGTTCTTTCTACGTAGTTCTACTTAGTTGTGCAAATAATTGTGAAAAAAAATGTTCAGAAACTTGTTTATACAAAATACGTTCGTATCTTTGTAAGGCCAATAAGGCAGTAAACAAAAAATAAAAGTTATGAAAACTCAAATTGATTTATCAGAATTAAACATAAGCGGTGAATGGTATTCTTTAGGTAAACTTTCAGAAGGTGTTAATCGTGTTTTTAGATGGATTAAAATTTTTAGAAATGGCAATTATACATGGAGTCAAAAAGAACTTTTTATTTATGTACATAATGGCATTATAGTTAAAAATGCTACTGATTTTAAAAGTAATATTTGCCTTATAAAATTCAACGTATTAAAAAATGCAAATGGTGATTCTTCAAAAATTACATTTGAAACAGAATTTGAATTAGAGATTTTAAATTAATAACCGTAAATAAATAATCATGACAACATCAAAACAAATCGTTCGAACAATTGCAGAAATGGCAAATGATAACGAACAAATGACAAAAAGCATTCTAGGTAAATTCGTAGTAGAAGAATGCGTTAAACTAACTAAAAAGCCGTTTGTATTCAAAGAAGTTAAACCGCTAATTGATTCGTGTAGTTATTTGGTAAAACAGATTGAAGATTGCACCGATGGAATTGAAGCACTTGAAAAAAAGTTACACATTATGTACGAACTTAACGAAGAAGGCTTTGTATTTCCATACGAGCCTAAAGATTTCGACAAAGTACAAGAAAGCCTAGAAGCTACAATTAGACAAAAAGAATTATTCACTAAACAGCTTATTGAAGCTATTGAAAAGATTTGATATGAAAGCAATCAAAACTTGGCTAAACAAAGACACTAAGCCACAAACTAAAGAAAACGTTTACATTCCTAAAATTAAAATTCAATCAACAGTTAATGAAGGTGAAGGAATGACATTTAACGAAAAAGAAGAACATATTTTTAAACAGATAAAAGCGATAGGATGAAAATTGAAGTAGAAGTAGAAGAAATTATTACACTAAACTCAAGGCAAGATTGGATTAAAAAGTGTCCATATCATTTACCTGATAAAATACATGAAAGAGATGAGTTTATTTTTATAGATAAATTTGGTAGATTTCTTCATAAAGGATTAGATTTTATCGTAGCTGAAAAACAAGGATTTTACCCTGTAAAAGTTTATAGAAAATGCTACACACGTAATTATGTAAATATTCCATTAAACGACTAATATATGAAACTAACAAAAGAAAACGTTTGCGTGTTTATTGAGAATGAAGCGCAACTAGAAGAAGCAAGAAAGATGCTTGATAAGTATGGTGAAAGTATAACTAAAGATGGAACTTTTGAAATATCTAAGGAGACACATTACAATTACTTACGAATATGGACATTGTCAGATGAATGGTATTGTTCTTTAAAAGATGTTAGAACCCAAATCACAATGCAACAACTAGAAGAAATTTTAAAACAATCGAAATGACCAAAGAAATGAAACACCAAATGGATTTGACACTAGCACTTATGTTGCAGATGCAAAGTGTTATCCATACAATCGACCAATTAAGCAACACATTAATTTACAAGCGAGAATTTAAAATGCGTTGTGAAAACTTTTATTCATTCATTGAAAAAGAAGTAGAAAAAACAACCGAGAATTTAGATAGTGAGCAATCTCAAAATTACATTGATATTGTAAAACGAATTGACGATTTAGTAAACGAAATTAGAATTAACGAAGATGAAGAAAACACTAAACATTGAATGCGTTGAAAATCTAATTGAAGAACTAGATTTAACTAAAAGATGCAGAACAAACGATTATTTATATCCACGATCTATTTTGTACTATCATTTGCATAAAGAATTATCATGGACTTATAAACGAATTGCAGATTTATTTAAAGTAACGCATGCAACAGTAATAAATGGAATTAATAAATATGAAGATTTTGTTCAGCATATCAAACAATATCCTGATTTTCTAATTGTTAAAAATAGAATCGAAGCAAAGATATTCGATATTGAAATAGAAGAAAGTGATAATGTTGTATTTGAACAATCATTAATCGAAAAAGTAATGGCTTGCAATAACTATTTTGAAATGCGATTACTTCAGGAAGAACTTAAAAAAACGATGGAATGAAAAACGGAGAACAACCAATTACAGTATTTGACCATGAACAAGGTTTTAATGGCTTAACAAAACGTGAATACTTTGCAGGATTAGCAATGCAGGGTTTGTTAGCTAATAGCGCATTCAGTATTGATACAGATATTAATTTAACAGTAACAGAACAATATACTATTAGTGCTATTAAATATGCAGACGAACTTTTAAAGCAGTTACAATCAAAATAATTCCTATCTTAGCCGTATCATAATTATTTTTTGTTTACGGTTAGGTAAAAAATAGGGGTTAAATGCTAGTTTTTCCCCTTTTTTAATTAGATTTATACGAACAAAAAATAAATATGATTATGAAATTAGAACTTAAACACATTGCTCCTTATTTGCCTTATGAATTAAAGGTACAATACAAGGGAATTATAAACACAAAAGAACTTTCAGATTATAAAAAATTAGAGCCAAAAAATGTTGAATTATTTAGTTCTGAATATTCAAAATATTGGGATAATATTCCAAAACAAATTGAAGGATTGAAAATATCTGAAATTAAGCAAATTAAATTCTTTAAAAAATATATAACTTTTCATTTAGGAATAAGACATGGTCATTTAAAGACTTGTTTTCTAGGAGATATTAAACCAATCCTTCGCCCACTTTCAGACCTGACAAAAGAGATTGAAGTAAACGGTGAAAAGTTTGTGCCTTACAAAGAAATAATAGGCGATGAATATTCAAATTATCTTCTAAAAATATCTAAAATAAACCCAAATAAATTTGATGTTTTAAGTTATATGTCAGTAGACGTCTATTACTTTTTAATTCAATTTCATTTCGACGTATTTGGACTTATTCCACAAGGTTTGGCAATTGATATTAATACACTTAAACAATGAACCACCCCGAATACAATCTACAAAAATCAATATGCGCTTATTTAAACGCTCAATATCAACAGCACCACTACGGTGCTTTTTTTGTATTCAGGAGAAACTTTTTAGGCTATTTTACAACTTTTTACTGTGTTTTACCTGTGTTTTTACTATCTTTTTCTGAGTGACACCAAGCGTTTCAGAAGATTAGGAGAAAAAAAAGAAAAAATATTCAACCTATTCTATATATAAAAAAGGCCAAAAGTAGAAAAATAAAAAAATCTCAAAAAACTTTTTACTTTTTTACTAAAACGAGTAAGTAACCCGTAAACACTCAGAAAAAGTTCAGGAGAAAGTCAGGTAAAACTTTTTATTTTAGTAAAAACTTTTTCCTTTTTGCATTGTATATTGAAATTATTATTATATTTACAACCGTATTAGCACGATTTAAAACAAGACATTTTTTAATACAGGGGGTTTAATTGCCGATTCTATTTGGTCGTGCTAATACTCGGCAAACCCCCTTATATTTTTAGCACGGCATGGATGAAACTTTAGAGACATTAAAAGGCCATTTACCCAATGTTTATATTTGGCGTGAAATGGACTCAATTTGGTTTAACTCAGTTATACCATACAAGACAATCAGAAAGTATTTAAGTAAGCCTATTAGGATGTATGCAATATATCCATCAGATGGTAAAACATTTATAATTCTACATTGATGAACGATAACAATACATTTCCATTTTGGACTGAAGGTGATAACGGTAAAGTATCACTTGACAATTACGAGTTCAAAGAGTTTTTAGAAGCGAACAATTTCTTTAAGAACAAACCAAACCCGAATAGTTCATTTAACATTATTCATAAGGATGGAATATTCTTAAAGATTCGAGATGAATTAGACGTAAAGGATTTTGTTTTAGATTACATTTTGAATAACAATCTAGGCAAAAGAGTTTACAATTTAATGACTGGACGTGCTTCGATATTTCAAAGACAATATTTGTCAATGATTAAGAGTGATGAAATTACAGTTTTGCGTGATACGAAAGATAAGGCCTTTTTATTCTATCAAAACGGAGTTGTTGAGGTATCTAAAAACAAGGCCGAACTAAAACCTTATAAACATTACGGTTTACATATTTGGGAAGACCAAGTAATAAAACGTGAATACATTGATGCAGACCACCACGAAAGCGAATACCGTACATTCATTTGGAAGATTTCAGGCGGTTTTGATTTAACGACCAACCCAACAAGTGAAGAAACAGAAAAGTATAAAAACGCAGTAGCAAGATACAATACGTTCCAAACGGTTATTGGTTACTTACTTCATAGTTACAATGTTGGCGGTGATAATAAGGCTATAATTTTAAATGATGAATTGATTTCAGACGATCCAAACGGACGAAGCGGAAAAGGTTTATTTTGGAATGGCCTTAAACACTTAAAGAAAGTTCAATCGTTAAACGGTAAGTCATTTAAATTTGACGCTCCGTTCCCTTATCAAAGTGTAAAAACAGATTGTCAAGTTTTAGTATGGGATGATGTAAGAAAGAATTTTGATTTCGAACAATTGTTTTCTGTAATTACTGAAGGTATTGAAATTACTTACAAAGGCAAGGACACTATTAAACTACCTATTGAAGATAGCCCGAAAATATTAATCACAACGAATTACACAATCAAGGGTAAGGGTGGCTCACATGATGCAAGAAAATTTGAAGTAGAATTAAGTACATTTTTTAACTCAGATTATACGCCTATTGATTTCTTTGGCCACAAATTATTCGATTCTTGGGATGCAAAAGAATGGGCAAGGTTTGACTGTTATATGATTGAATGTTTAAAGAAGTATTTAAACAATGGGCTAATGAGTTATAATAGCATTTCTTTACCGTTTAAGAAGCTTCAAGTAGAAATCAGTAAAGAACTATACGAATGTATTGATGCGGTTGTTAAAAACAATTGGATAACGTCAAATGATTTCTACGAAAACTATTTAACAATGATACCAAAACGATGGAACGCTAAAACGAAAAATGCAGTAACTATTGATATCAAAAAATACTGCAAATTTCACGGCCTTGAATACGATTCTAATACATCAAATGGAGTTAAAAAGTTCATGATTAAACAAAACGGATTTACAAACGAAGATAATTTACCATTCTAATGGAATCAATTAAAGAAATGATGATACGGATTGGGTTAGACCCCGACCATATTAAAAATGTAGAATACCGTAAATGTCAATTGTATCTAGCTAGACTTATTCAAAGAACTGAAACAACGCTAAAGAAACTACAAGAAACGGATATGCAAACGGAAAAAATTAAAAGCACCGAACGAACATTGAATAACTTAATATTTTGTCACAATAAAATGTATGAAATGGAGGGAATTATTCACGCGTTGAGAGGTGAAAACGAATTGTTAAAACAAAGGGTGAACAATGGAACTACGTGATTATCAAATAGAGAAAGCAAATGAAGCAGTTAGTATTTTGCGCTCAAAGAATATTGTTTATTTGGCAATGGAAGTAAGATGCGGTAAGACGTTAACAGCACTTGAAACAATACGTTTGTATGGTGCTAAAAATGTTTTATTCTTAACTAAAAAGAAAGCTATTAAATCAATTGAAAACGACTATAAAAACTTTGAATACAACAAGCATTTTGAATTGACTGTAACTAATAACGAATCAATGCACAAAATAGTTGGTAAATTTGATTTAGTTGTGCATGATGAAAGTCATAGATTCGGTGCTTTTCCGAAACCTTCAAACGGTGCTAAAATGTTTAGTAGGTTATACGGTAGATTGCCTTTGATATTATTGTCAGGAACTCCTACACCTGAATCATTCAGTCAGATATTTCACCAATTTTGGATAAGTAACTATTCACCTTTTCCGCATACTAATTTTTATAAATGGGCCAATGATTACGTGAATGTAACTCAAAGAAACTTAGGTTATGGAATGGTGAATGATTATACCAAAGCGAATCAAGAAGCAATAGAGAAAGTAATTAAACCTTACATGGTTACATTTACACAACAACAAGCTGGGTTTAAAACCTCAGTTAAAGAAAATATTGTGTATGTAAAAATGAAAGATATTACATACAGCCTATGTGATAGACTTAAAAAAGATTTAGTTATAGAAGGTCGTGAAGATATTATTATGGCAGATACAGCCGCAAAATTAATGTCAAAACTTCATCAACTGTATAGTGGTACAATTAAATTTGAAAGCGGTAAAACAAAAACCATTGATTTAACAAAAGCTGAGTTTATAGAATCAAAATTCAAAGGGGTTAAGATTGGTATTTTCTACAAGTTTAAAGAAGAACTAGAAGCGTTAAAAGAAGTATTTGAAGATAATCTAACAACTGATATTGAAGAGTTCGATAATACAGATAAAAACATTGCGCTTCAAATTGTTTCAGGTCGTGAAGGAATTAGTCTAAGAAATGCTAAGTACTTGGTTTATTATAATATGGATTTTTCGGCTACTTCATATTGGCAAAGTAGAGATAGACTAACTACAATGGATCGTTTAGAAAATGAAATATTCTACATTTTTACAGATGGTGGTATTGAATCAAAAATTTATAAGTCAGTAATAAACAAAAAGAACTATACACTAACACATTTTAAACGAGATTATGGCATCAAAATACCAGCAAAAGATAATTAAAGAATATCAAGATAAAGGATATATTGTAATTAAACTAGCTAAAACAAATCACAACGGAATAGCTGATTTATTAATCGCAAAAGAAGGTGAACAAACTTTACTAATTGAATGTAAGGAAAAAAAAGATACTGTTAAATTATTACAGATTGTTCAGAATGAAAAAATAGCACGTATAACAGGTTGGAAATTTATAGTTATGCAGGATGGAATAGGTGAGTTAGACTTATCACAATTCAGAAAGCAAATATCTAATGAACCATTTTAAAACAACTAATTAAAATTAATAGACAATGAAAACAAAAGAAAACGTAACAATTTACAAATGTGATTTTTGTAATAAATTCCTACAAAAAAAGCATGCGATGGAAGCACATGAAAAAAAATGCACCAAAAATCCTGAAAATATAAATTTTTGTGAAGGATGTAAATATTTAGAAAGAATAGATTCATCTTACATTATTGAATCAAATGGATGTTTCGGATATTCAGAGAGAGAAGTTAAATGCAATGGATTCAAATGTAATAAATTGGATAAAGAAATGTACCCAAGAAAAGTTATTTCAAAAGGGTTTTTAGAAAAATATCCTGAATCGTATAGTGATAAATCACCTATGCCAAATTACATTGATGGATGCGAACATTTTGATTTAGGATTATTCGATTAAAACAAAAGTATATGAAAACAAAATTTAGATACCGCAACAACATAGACACAACATGGAGTTATGGATGTGTATATGTTCCAAAAGAATTATTCGGAAATCAAGTGATTAATTATTTGCGTGATGACTTGCAAAAGCTAGGAATTAAAGCAAAGTATGTTGAATTGGAGAAATAGGAGAAGATATGACAATAGATGAATTAAATGATTTATACAATCTAGATAAAGGTATGTCCGTAGATGATTATATAAAACGAAATGATGAAACAGGAACGATTTTAAACAAAACATACTTACATCATCTTCCTATATGTTTTGTTATTGAATCAATATATGGGCACGTGTTTAATGAAAACATGTCAATGGGTAAGGCTAGAGAGTTAACAGCAGGAGTAATTGAATCGTACATTAATAATTTAAAAAATGAAAAATAGAACTGAATTTACAAATGAATTAAAATCAGGTAGCGAATTAATTATTTCACCTACTAACTCACTTATTCAAGGTGTATACTTAGAAGGTAAATGCTTTTTTGATAGTTGGGATTTTAAAAAGAAAACACTATTTGTTTATTTCAAAAACCAACCAAGAGGTAAACGATTTCTTATAAAAGAAGAATGTATAATTTATTTAGAAAAATAATTTCACTTCAATTGCAATTTAATTAAAATAAATACTTATCTTTGTTGAAACAAAAAACAAATAATTATGGATAAAATTCACAATGTCGATTGCATGAAATTTAGAAAAGCTACACACATAGCAGGTGTAGACGTTGAAGCAATCATTGCAGAAAAAGGTAAATGTGTAGTAACGATTAAAGATGCTTACTATTCAAAAGGTGTTGACGTATCTGGTAATAAAACAGATGGTTACTTTTTAGAGTTTGCCGAAGATATTAAGCCGATGGTAGTTAATTCAGGTAATCGTAAAGTTATCGCATCACTATGTAAGCAAACGAAACAACTAACACCTATTGAAAGCAGAAACATTGCAAATTGGGTTGGTATGCAGATTGAACTTACATTTGATGCAACTGTTAAAATGATGGGCCAAGTAGTAGGTGGTATTAAAGTTAAACCACAAGCAGTAGTAGTTGAAAAGAAAACGCTAAACGAAACACAGTTCGCCAAAGCATTACAATCTATTGCAGATGGTAACTATACTCGCAAAGAATTAGAAGAGAATTTTGTATTAAGTAAAGAACAAATTGAAAGGTTATGAGTCAGAAAGAAAAAGCAAAAGAATTGCTTAGTAATTATATGAAAGCAACAAATGAAACAAGTGATTTTAAAATGGAACTTTATCACCATATTCAAACAGCCAAACAATGTGCTTTAATAGCAGTTGATGAAGTACTAAAAGTTTCATTACCGTATGCTGGTAAAGACTATGATTATTGGAATGAAGTTAAACAAGAAATACAAGCATTATGAAAATTCACAACGTACTCCAACGGTCTACCGAATGGCACGCATTAAAAAAAGGCGTAATAGGTGGCACATTAGCAAAAGGTTTATTTGTTAAATCAGATACTTTGCTGAATGATTTAATAAGTCAAATGATTGAAGATTTTGACGATGAAGAAGATGGTTATATTTCTTATGCAATGCAAGAAGGTATTGAGAAAGAACCAATAGCACGTGAAGAGCTAAGCCGTGAAGTATTCGTTAAGTTTAATGAAGTAGGATTTATTACGCATGACACGATAAAAATTCTCGGAATCAGTCCAGACGCTATCAACGAAGATGGTACTATTCAATGTGAGATTAAATGTCCAGCATCTAAGAAACATACTCAAACAATACGACAAGATGAAATACCGAGCGACAATATACACCAAGTACTTCACGCTTTCGTAGTAAATGAAAAGCTAGAAAAGAATATATTTTGTTCTTATCGTCCTGAGAATAATATATGTCCATTGTGGTATAAGGTTGTGACTAGACAAACTGAAATTGATTTGGGTACGAAAGCTAAACCGAATATAAAAACAGTTCAAGAGTGGGTAGATATTGCATTGATTGAAGCTGAGTTATTGGATAAACAAGTCGATGCTGAGTTAAAAAGATTGGAAGAAAAGTATAAATAAAAAAATAAAAATAATATGGAAAAGGAATATAATGAAATACTAAAAAAACAAATACAGAATCAAATATCTTCTAATTCTGAAAAAATAAACCAAACAAGCACACAGAATGGAAGTCAATTAGCTATTGCAAACTCAAACTTATTTATTGCGTTATCAAATATTGCAATAGCTAATAGTAATTTAAACAAAAGTATTGCCAATTAATAAATTCTTATTATATTAGCAGAACAAAACAAAAAGATTATGAAAAGAAAAGCAATTATTATCGGTGAAGAACCACAGAAAGAAAGTAAAGGTATTGAGTTTACTCATAATTTAGGAACATCTGATGGATGGCATAAATCAAGAGTAAAATCTTCAAATCCAAGAATTGAAAAAATAGTATATCTAGGTAAATGTGTTGTAGACGGTGATATGTTTGCAGTATATAGTTCTGATGGTATTGGAATCTACAAAGGCAATTTAAACGACGGAACATATTAAGTTATGAAAAGAGATTTAATACAATGTGCTTGGGTTGAAATTTGCGATGGTAAAATTGAAAGAACAATTGAAATAAAAGATTCACAAGTTTTAATGTCATTTGCTAAATGTAAAAAATGTGGTAATCAAACCTACCAATAGGAGTTATGGAAATATTTAAAATAATAACAATAGAAAAAGCATCTAAATTTGGTCAACATTACACGGAGGCTAACTTAGATATATTCAATAAAACATTAATGAAGACAAGAATGATTAAAACGTCTGAAATAGAAGAAATTATCCCATTATCTGATTTTGATATTGAAAATTATAAAGAAGAAGAACATGAAGAGATTGAAAAAGTAATAAAAGATTACTTGTATACTTATTTTTATATTAAAATTAAAACGCCAATTAAATCTAATAATGGGAAAGATTCTTTTTTAATTCTTGTTAAAGGTGATATTATTGAGTTTATGAAATTATTACATACAGGAGGACATTTAAATCATAAAAATTGATAATTTCAAACAAACCCATTGCCAATTAATAAATTCTTATTATATTAGCAGAACAAAACAAAAAGATTATGAAAAAACAAGAAATAGAAGAACTGACTAGAACGGCATTAGGTTATATTGAAAGTTGCAATTACAACACGCTAGTTTCTGAAGCGGATAATTCAATGACGCCGATTCATGAAGCACAGGAAAACTACAACGCTTTTTTAGAAACTCTCAAAGAACTTAATAAAGCAGTCGAAACACAGCAAACATTCGACAATTTAACCAACTTACGAAATCAAGCGCATTTTAAAATGAAACGTGCGCAACATAATGAATGGTTACTAGAATACGCAACATATCAAAGTGAGGTTGATTTATATGATAAACGAATTGAAATTTTAAAAGAGAAATAGGATGAAAAAGAAAATAGCACCATACAATCGAGCGGATGAATTAATAACAGAATGCCGTGATATTGATTACAGAGCGTTTGAAGTTAGCCGACAATATACACTTGATGGAATGGCAAAAAGTAATATTAGAGCGTGTGGAATGGCTTTAATAGTAGTAAACGAAATTCTAAATTCTGCGTACTGGTGGCAAATAAAAAGAAAGCTATTTTTTCAAGCTGTTAAAATAGCTATTTATGTAAGACTAGCAGAATCAAAAGATACACTTAAAAATATTAAACTATGAAACAAGCATTTCAAATAAAAGTAAAGGACTTTGTAGAACGTACAGGTATGACAATTTCAGCTATTTGTAAAGAGGTTAATTACTCGCAAAATTCAAAGGTTAGAAAGTATGTGTATGATGATAATTTCAATAAAGATTTGGAATTGAAAACGATTGAAAGAATTAGTAATTTTATTGATGGGTATGAACACACGAAATAATAACGACAAACAATGGTATTTCACAACGTTTATAAAGGCAATTAGATTTGGATTCTATTTGGTTGTAGTTGGTTTGATAGTAATGACTATCTATTTTAAACAATGCGAAGAACCAAAAGCACAAGTTCCGCAAGTTGTTGAATATGAATGTGCGATTGTTGCCGATACTGTTAAGAATGACTTTGCTAAGGATTCAACTATCGGATGGGAAAAGCGGTTAGTTTATGAACAGATGATTAATGATATTGATAGATGAATAGCTTTGAGAAATACCTAATAGAAAACGGTTATATTATGTTTGCTTTTGATGCAAGTAAAATGCAATACTACAAACCGCAACGACATACTATTTCGACAATGGTAAATCTTGGTCATATTTATATCCATGAATCAGATAGAGTTTTACTAGATAAGATTGAACAAGGTAAAAAAGTAATTGGTGAAGATTGTATCACAGCTTTTGATAGGAAAAATGAAATCATATTTGGACTAAGTGAAAAAGATAAACCACCAACATTAATTCGACCAAGACCAAGAATAAAAGTAAGTCGAACAATTGAAGGTAAAACTTATTTTCAGGATGAACAATACGATGATTCGATGAATATTGTTTTATCTAAATTTTCACACGAAGAAATTTATAAAGCTATGTTTGATAAATCAATTGTGCTTGAATGTGTGGTTAATTAATTTTTCTTATATTTGCTTCAATGGATAAATTCTATTTAATAGCAAAAAGTATAGCAGGTGAATTAGGCAATGACTTAGTTCACCATACTTTTTTACTGATGCCTGACATTGATTTAGAAATGAATGCAGGTTATTTTGTAAACGCTATGAAGTTGCAATATTATCATAAACGATCTAGTTTCAATAAAAACTTTCGACCTGACTATTCACCTTTGAACTTTGATTTAACAGATACGATTGAAGATGAATCAATAAAATACGATGCTAATTTGTTGCATAAGATATTTTTAGAATTAGAGATTGATGGGCTAGGTTATGAAGTTGGAATATACAAAGAAGCTATTTTAGTAAGTAATAAAACAAAGGTAGCTAAACGATTAAAAAAGTCGGTGTGTCAAACGATTTCACCGATTTGTAAACAGATTAATAACGAAATACGTAAACGATATGAAATACTTAATACATGAATACTACCAGCTTGTTTTAATTGGTTGGTTTGTATCTTACATTTTGCACCAAGAATTTAATTTGCCTTATCTGATTCGAAAGGCGTTTAAAATGAGTATGACTAAATATGTTAAACTAATTGATTGTTACCCTTGTGTTTCATTTTGGATAACGCTTGGTATAACTTGGTCGCCACTTGTAAGTATTGGAGTGTATTTAATTGCAGTATTAATTGATAGATTGAGAAAATGAAAAAAGAACTTTGGATGTTAACTAAACATGATGGTCTAGGGATTGAAGAGTGGATGTTGATTGGAGAATTTACTCATGTTGATGAAAAACAAGATAGAACTATTTTTTGGCTAGAAATAAACAAAGGAGAAGTTGAATCAACTGTATCAATTCCAAACACAAGGATGTTTAAATTTGAAAGAAAATGAAAATAAGTAAAGAAGCAAATGAATCCTTGAATGTGATTCGTGGAAAAGTAATGCGTAAAGCAATTGATATTGATGAAAAGGAATTTCTGCATTTGGATTTAGTGCACCGTGAAATCACAAAGCAGTCAACAGGTAAAGCAATCGGAGTTAGTAAAGGTTGTTCAAGTTGTATCAATAACGCTGTAAATATCTTGTATAATTTTGTAATGTTTCATGAAGAAAAACACGAAGCAACAGAAGTAAGTAAGCCAAATATTGAAGTGGTTACTGTTACTCAAGACAAACTAACTGAGTTAAAAAATACTTGTGATAGTTACGGTATTAAATACCACCACAAAGCAGGTGAAAAGAAATTGATTGAATTAATTGAAGAGTATCATGAATCAAAAAAGTGATGATTTCATAGTGCGACTTGGTGAACTTGCTAACTTGTATTTACAGGAATGTATGGCACACACAAAAGAAGTCGTTTCAGGTAGTGGTAAAGTAGTTGAGGTAATGGATAGACACATTCCAACTATCGACTATTTTCTAAATATTTGGATTCCACTTTTGAAGATGGACACGATAGCAAGGAAGACTTATTACGAATGGTTGAAGTCTGAAGATGAACTTAAAAGTAACACTATAAAAAGAATAAACGACAATTTTAAAGCACTTGCGAAGGATATTGTAGCCAATGAAGGCAAAGGAATTTTCTATGCTAAGAACGCTTTAGGGATGCACGACAAACAACATATCGAAAGTAAAACGGTAGATAAATTTGAGTTCGACAATTAAAGGATATAGACCACATGAAAAGCAACGTGAGATACATAACGCAATCAATAACGATAATGCGAAGTACTATGTATTGAATATTGGTAGGCAGTTCGGTAAAACGATGCTGTGCAATAACCAACAGCTTTATTGGGCTATAAACGATAAGGGTTGTAATATAGGTTGGGTAAGTCCAATCTATAAGCAATCAAAGAAAGTCTATCTAGAACTAAAGAAAGCTACGTTAAGTAGTGGATTGTTTCAATACAACGATACTGAGTTAATTGTTAAGGGATTTGGTAGCGTTATTCAGTTCTTTAGTGCAGAACGTCCTGATGGTATTCGTGGTAATACATTCGACTATCTTATTTGCGATGAGTTTGATTTCATGAAGGCAAACACTTGGGAGGAAGTATTACAGCCTACCGTACTTGTGAAAGGTAAAAAGGTTGTGTTTATTTCTACTCCAAAAGGTAAGCGAATGATGTACAAACTTTCATTGCTTAGACATGACGATGATAGATATAGATACTTTCAATATTCGTCATATGACAATCCAATGATTGACCCTAGAGAGATTGACGCAATACGTCTTACCGTTCCTGACCATATCTTTCGACAAGAATACCTAGCCGAATTTATTGATGGTGCAACTGGTTTATTTAGAAATGTTCGTGAATCAATTAGACAATCAAGTCAAGTAGGTAAATTGTACGGTGGTTTAGATATTGGTAGGGCTGATGATTATACTGTATTAACTATTGGCACTAAAGATGGTGGGGTGTTATTTGTTGATCGTTGGCGTCAAGATGAATGGACGAATATAATCGACAAGGTTGCAAGTAAGATTAATGAGTATAGAGCCGATGTTTATGTTGAGGTAAATAATCAAGGTGATGTGTTCTTTGAAATGCTTAAAAAGAAAGTAGGCAATCTTATTTCACCATTCACTACAACCTCAAAGACTAAACCAATAATGATTGAAGATTTAGCGGTATCATTTGAGCAAAACGAATTAAGCCTTCCTAACATCGAATATTTAATTGACGAACTAGAAGCGTTTACTTATGTGTTTGACGCTAAGACACGCCACGTTAAATACTCTGCACCTGAAGGAATACATGATGATAGTGTTATGAGTTTGGCACTATACAACCAAGCACGTAAAAATCTTGCAAGGCGTGGTAAATACTTTGCGGAATGAGGTTACTTGTTTACATATTACTTTTATTAATATCTTTGTTTATTTGGTATGCGATATTTAAACTTATCTGTTGACGACTACTCAAACATGAGTCACGAAAATGCAAATGCTTTACGTTCAATCGGCGTACATTGTAAAGACTATTCTATTAATCGACACGCATTTAATTATGCAACACAATCACTACCAATTAGACCGCAAGACATAAAACATATTGTAGGCGGTTATGATTGCGTTCAGATATTTCATAGCGATGAAAGACTTTTAAAACACGTCTTAGAAGGTAAGCCGAAACGAATTGTAATCTATCATTCAGGAACACGATACAGGCAAAACCATGAAATGTATAACGAGTTATTCAAAGACTATAAACAACTGACTGACCAAACCGAGTTCATGCAGTTAGGCAATATGAGTTACATTGCACCACATACCACATTGATAAGTCAACCTAAACGACAAGATGGCAAGCTAATCATAGGTCATTACCCTAGCAATCCATTTGTAAAGGGAACTGATGGTATTGAATACGTTTTGAATCAGTTTAAGAATGACTTTGAAATACGAATTGACCGAACTAAAGTAAGTCATGACCAACAACTTAAACGAATGAGTGAATGTCATGTGTACGTTGAACTGTTTGCACCTATGCAACAAGGTAAGCCTTATGGGTGTTTTGGCGTTACAGCATTTGAAGCAAGTGGTTTGGGTTGTCATGTAGTTACTCAAAATCTAAACCCAAAAGTATATGACGATGTTTATGGTTCATGTTATTTCAGTTTAGCGAATGATGAAGAAAGTTTTTATCGTATATTAGATGACTTAAAACACGTAGATAGAAATATGTTATTAACTCCAGCAGGTTTTTATATTAATCATAATATCGAAAGCACAGGTTATAAAATTTTAGAATTGACGAAATGAGAATACCAAGAAAGAAAAAGAAGAAAGCTAAAAAACGGTGGTTTAAAATATACAGAATCAAACAATATATTATTAAATCAACTATTTATAAAGATGGTTGTATGGTTAGATTTAAAAATGGTATTATATGAAAGTAAACAAACAAACATGGATAAACGCTACAAAGAATTTAAACAAGCGTAGAAAGTCGGTAGGTCATTCAGATGACAATAGAGCCTTAGATAATGTTATTCGAGATTATAGAACGCATTTAAAGAAGTGTGGTGTAGGCGATTCAGTACTTGATGTTGGGTGCGGTAGTATGTTTCTTAAATCTTGTTTGGATGAGGGGGTTAGCTATGTAGGAATTGACGCTTTTCCTATTCATGAAGATGCTTGGAAAATGTCAATTGAAGACTATACTAATTTTGATTTTGGCGTATATGACACCGTTTGCGCATTTGCAGTCCTAGATAATTGCCGTGATTTCGATAAAGCGTGTGAGAATATGAAACGAATTGCACGAAAAAACATTATCATTCTAACAGGTATAGGAATTGAGGTAGACGAATACCACACTTTCAAATTAGAACACGAACACTTTGATAAGGCGTTTAGTGATTGGAATTGTACACACAAAGAAGAATTGACACCTAAAGTATTTTTGTTATGTTACGAACCAAAGTAAGCGTAATAATTCCATACTCAAAAGACCGTGGATATTTAAACGAAGCAATCGAATCAATAAAGAATCAAAACTTTGGCGGTGATATTGAAATAATTTTAAGTAAGTCAGATAAATCTGTTTCTTATAATCTGAATGAAGGTATTAAAATAGCAACAGGTGAATATGTAAAGTACTTATGTGATGATGATATGCTAACACCAAACAGTTTAGCCGATTCAGTTGAAGCGATGCAAGGTTTCGATTTTATTCACGGCAAAGCAATTAACTTCTTTGAGAATGGTGTACGTAATATTCATGTACCACGTGTTCCGTTTCCTGACTTAAAACAAATGAAGCATCAAAATATAATTCATGGTGGTTCGCTTATGTATAGACGTGATGTGTTTGAACGTTTCAATGTTTTGTTTGATGAATCGTTAACGTGTGCTGAAGAGTACGATCTAAATATGAACTTACTTTCGAAAGGTGCTAAGTTAGGTTATTGTCCTTCAACATTATATTTATACCGTAGACATTCAGAGCAAAAAAGTTTAGGTAAACAAGCAAATCAAAAAGAACGAGCAATTAAAATAAAAGCAATACAGGATAGATATGGATATTAAACTACCAAAGACGTATAAAGATTTACGCATTAAGCATTTGAAGCCTATTCAAACCGATAAGTACATGGATAAAATGGACTTGAATTTGATGGTTGAGTTTATAGCTGACTTCACAGGAATCAAGAAAGCTAAGTTAATGAGTATTGACGTGAAAGATATTACTAACTTATCGAATCACATTGCTACATTATACGCTTCAATGCCAGTAGTAAAACACCCACCAAAAGAAATTACTTTGAACGGTAAAACATACGAACTTGTAAACCCTGAAAAGATTGGTGTTGGATGGCATATTGATTGGTCAAATGGAGATATTGAAAGCGACCCTGTAAGAATGGCTTGTTTGATGTACTATCCAAAAGGTGCAGTCTATGGTGAAGTAGATGCTTATGATAATCTAGTAAACCCTATTAAAGATAGATACAAAGAATTTGAAAATCATTTACCACTATCAACATTCCTAGAAGCGTCTAATTTTTTTTTGCAACGCTTCGTAACATCAACGAAGCGATACACGGAAAAGGAGATTCTACTAGTACAAGCGAGAAAGTTAAACCCTTTCAATGGGAAGAAGTAATAGACGATGTAAGCAAGGAGTTTAATATGACATGGCATGAGGTTACTAAGATGAATATCTATGCTTTCAACCATAAGTGTAAATACTTAGTTCATAAACGTAAAAAAGAGATTGCTAACAAACGTGGTCGTTAAGGTTTGATTTTGTTATATTATAGTGATGGCAAGTGAAGTTGACATATTAAACGCACTTAATCTAGGAACGTCTAAAGCGGTTGTAGAAGGGCAACCCAATTCACCGCTTGGACAGTTACTAACTACGCTTGCAAATGATGTTACTAAACAGCTAACCGATTCAATGGATAGCTATAATATCAGAGCGAGTAATAACTTAAGGCAGTCAATTAGACCGACTAAAGTAGAGGTTAGTGGCGATGTTGTTACGATAGGAATATATGCCCCTTTATATTGGAAGTATGTGAACTATGGTGTAAATGGTTTTGCCGTTAATCATGGTGCGCCAAATTGGGGTAAGACAGGAGCAACACGTGAAGAGTTTAAAGAGTCAATAGGTGCGTGGAGAATGAATGTAGGTATTAACTTAAATTCATTTACTAACGATTCAGGAAAACCGATGTTTAGTAGTTACGATAAACTAGATGATGGATTGATGTACATGGTGGCAAAGAACGGACAGAAACCAAGACCGTTTTATACCGATGTTGTGAATGATAAGTTAGTTAACTATCTTCGTAAACCAATAGAGAAATTATTTAAAAAAGCAATGACAGTAGTAATAGTTGACCCATGGCAGTAACATTTATATCATCACCTCAAGATTGGTCGCCTTCTGACAATCCACTTACATTTGTATTTAGTTCTAATCAAACGGCAAATGCTAACTTTACATACAAAGTACAAACGTTTGTAGATGGTGTTCAAGTAGCAGAAGATACGGTATTTTTAGAGCGTTCAACACGTTCACATTATGACGCTTCAAGTGTAGTTAAAGACTTTATACAAGTTCCAACACGCTCTACTACTTTGTATAGTGAAGGCAATTATTCAAATGAAGTGTATATCAAGGTAATTGAAAACTACGGTACAACACCAATAGACCAAGCAAACGCATCAAGTACACCGATTAACGTATTTAAAGCGTGTTTAAGCGACAAAGCATGGAAGAACTATGTAAGTACTGACTATGTAGGTTTAAAGTATCTTACAAACGTACCGAGAAATGAACGTATTTATCAGATGGAACATGATACTCCTTACTTAAATATCATTACAGATGGAGTTGCAAGTGAATTAATTATAAACGTTTACGATTCTGCAGGTACTTTATTAGATTTCTATTCTGAAACACAATCGTTTTTGATTAGCCAATTAAATTTAAGTGCTGAGAATTTAGTAAATGCAGGAATTGACTTATCAAACGCTTCTTATTACACCGTTCAAGTAGAAGGTAGTGAGATGTTGACTATTCATTTCTTACTAGATTATTGTTATTCACCTAATACGCTTCAATGGTTAAATGAGTTTGGTGCTTATGATTCATTTATATTTGAACATAATTTAGAACAAAGTGGTGAAGTAAAAGAGCAAACATACAGTAAACAGTTTGGGCAATGGAATGGTACTTCTTTTGAGTACGATCTAAATTCTTCAGGTACTTTAAGGGTAGGTACAAAACAAAAAGATAAGGGAGTTATTTATACAAGCTACATTACACAATCAATGCAAAGATGGCTATGTGAATTATATAAATCACCAAGGCATTACTTAATTGCTATTGATGGAAGTGTTGATTCAATTAAAATAACTACTAATCAATTCAGTTTTCAGCAAGATAGATTCGAAGAATTAATTTCTGAGTCGGTAGCATTTGAATATACGAACGCACATAACGGTATTTCACTATGACAGATGAATTAATCTCAAATGGTTATAGTTTAGACATTTCTAACACTATTCCTATACCTGTAAGTTATGCAATAGCGGATGTTAAAGAGCCAAGCAAGCGTAAGAAGTCTTATTCAAAAGAAATTACGCTACCTGCAACAATGAATAACAATGCTTTCTTTGCAGGTTCATTCAGATTAACATCAAATGATAGTGTTGTAAACTTTGACGCTACTGCAAAAGCTGATATTGTACTAAAAAAACGTGGTGTTGTTGTATTAAAAGGACTTATTAAACTAAATTCCGTAGTGATAAACGATGGAATACCAAGCTATAAATGTCAAATATTCTCAGAATCAGTAGATATTTTCCTATTGTTACAGAATATTATGGTAAGTGAATTAGATTGGAGTGCTTACAATCATACTTTAAGTCGTACAAACATAAAAAATTCATGGACTGCAACGGCTGGAAGTGGATATTATTACCCATTAATTGATAGAAGACCGCGTTTAGGTGCTACAATTTGGAATACTACTGACTTAGTACCGTACATTTATCTACGTGAAGCCTTATTAAAGTGCTTTGAATTAGTTGGATTGACGTGGGATTCTGATTTTTTAGATAGTTCACAGTTCAAAAATATACTGTTTGGTTATGGTGGTGGAGAAATTAAAACCATTTCACCAGCTGATGTTGAAAATAGACGCATTGAATTAAACAATGGTACGTTTGATGCAACCGTTTTATACAGTGCTACTGAAATGCTTGGTAACGGAATTAGGCTTTTATTTTGGTTGCCTATTCCTGATGCTTTCAGTTCTGCAACATCTACGTTCACTGAAGCGACTGACAACTATAATCAACACGATGATGGTACAATTACAGTACAACGTTCAGGACGTTATCAAATGACAATCGGTTTAGAATTAGATTATACAATCACTACACCTAGTGGCACAATTAATAACTACAAAGGACTAAAACTAAACATCAATAAAAATGGTGTAGTCGCTACTGTTGCAACTGATGGAAATTTAGTTTATACTTCAATGACAGGCACAATCATTTTAGATTCTACTTTTGAATTGGAATGTCAATCAGGCGATGTAATAGATTTCACTTTTGATACAGGACAATTAACGCTTTTAGATAACACCGATACAAGTGCGACTTTAACACTAACAGAATCAGCACCGATAACAATTGACTTTGTAAGCATTGATACCAACGCAACGGATGGTGATACAATTTTGTTAAGTCGTTTCTTACCTTCTATGAAGTGTAGCGACTTTATGTTAAACTGTATTCGTCAATTCAATTTATATATATCAGACCCTTCAGAAAGTGGCGTATGTAAGATTGAGCCGTTAAGTGATTACTACCAACAAACAAGTGTGTTTACAGATATTACAGATATTGTTGATAACGATAAAGAAATTCAGATTCGACCAAGTGCAAATGAGTTTAAAAAGAATATTCTATTTCAATTTAAGAAACAAACTCACTACGATTTTGAACAATACTTTAACAAATGGCAAGTTGAATACAACAACTTAAACCAAGTGCAAGGTAGTTACTATGCCAAAGGAGATTACAAAGTCGATTTAACGTGGGCTACAATTATACCTTATGAAGTATCAACAGGGATTTTAGCACCTCGCTTTATTAAGATTGAAAACAATACGGTTAAAATGAATCAAGGCGACCCTGTTATTTGTTTCCGTAATGGAAGCAAAACGGGTTCATGGACTTTTAAAGATACGGTTGGAACAGGTCAAGAAGTACTAACTACTTATCCTTGTATTCACCATTTCAATAATTGGAATACACCTACATTTGATTTATCGTTTCAGCTTACAAACGAATTGTATTATATAGCTTCTGCAATCACTACAAAGAATTGTTACAGTACATACTACTTTGATTTTGTTAATGAAATGACAAACAGAGCAGGACAAATTGTAAAGTTGTATGTGTATTGGAAAGCACTAGATGTAAGGAATTTAGACTTTAGTAAATTCTTAATGGTGAATGGTGCGTTATTTCGATTGAATGAAGTAAATGAATTTGCACCTGAATCAGAAGATAGTACACAAATCGAACTTATTAAAGTATTAAAGGCAAAGAAAAAGAATAGACAAAATTTAACAATACCAAGAATTGCACCTGTTAGCGTTGGAATGGCTAGCAGTCCAGTAGGTGTTGGAATAGATACAGGAGTTTCAAGCGGTGGAAAAGATGCCGTTTTAATTTATAGTAATTTAAGTAAAGGATAAAAATATGTGCCAAGATAAATTTGAAAGAAGACAAATAAAAATGGGTTCAGGAGTTCCTACAATTCCTGCAAGTACTGACCATAGAAACGGAGATTGGATAGCTACCGATATTTATGATGGTGAATTTTACATGGACACTGATACAGGGTTGACTTATACGAGGAATGGAAGTATAATTCAAATGTCTGATGGTCGTAAAGCACAAAAAACATGGAAGGCATTGATAACACAAACGGGAACAAGTGCCCCCGTTTTAACTGTGGTTGAAAATTCTTTGGGCCTAACAGCAGTACCTGCTTATGTTTCTGCAGGTACTTATACAATTTCAGGATTTGCAGGAAACTTAGTAGCGCCAATTGAAATACATAACGGTTTTGTATCTGCTTCTTACGATAATGTTTGTGCAGTTGCAATATTTGATGTTGATACTTTATTTGTTCAAACATCTGTAATCGGAGTTGGTGCTTCAAATGGTTTATTAGTAGATGGATGTTCAATTACAGTGAATAAATATTAACGAGTAAAACGCAACGAATCAGTGTTATCAAACACCCACAACATATCATGTTTTTTAACTTCAACTTTGATTGTTTGGTTATTCATGATAATTGTTTTGCCACTTACTGAGTATGTAGTATTCCAAGGATTTGAAATATGTGATTCTGTAATAATAACTGATTCTTGTGATGTTGGAAAATCAACCCAAGATGATTCACCTTGTAAACGTGCTTCTGACATTTTCCATGTTCCTTGTATCTTGTTTTCGAATTTGAATTTTCCACAAGATGCTAAAGCAATAACTGATAATAATAATACCTTTTTCATAATTAATTTATTTGTTTATAATACAAACGTATTAAATAATTCAATACAAAACACATGGCAGAAGAAATAATTTTTAAAACCTCGGTCGACACAGGTACAACTGCAAACGATTTACAAGCAATTGATAAGGAATTAAAGAACATTGATGGCACTACTAAGAATACTAGTAATGACTTAAACAAAACCTTTGATGACTTAAATAAACGTGTTGAAAGTGGTACTATGTCAATGCGTGAAAGTACGCAGGCTATTAAGCAATACCAAACAATCGCATTACAAGCAGGTAGAGAAAGTCCAATAGGTAAAGAAGCGTTACAACGTGCGGGGGATTTAAAGGATAAGTTAGGCGACTTAAAGACCGAGATTAATAACTTAGGAACTGATGGTGCTAGAATGAAAGCGGCACTTCAATTAGGTTCTACAATTACAGCGGGTTACGGTGCTTTAACAGGAGTGCAAGCATTACTAGGTCAAGAAAACGAAAACCTTACTAAATCACTTGTTAAACTTCAAGCCGTTCAAGCTGTTTTGGCATCACTTGAAGAAATACGAGGGGCATTAGAGAAAGAATCATTCTTAATGCAAAAGGCTAAGACTTTACAAACTTGGCTACTTACAACGGCAACAGGTGCTTATGCTACCGTGGTGGGAACATCAACAGGTGCAATGAAGTTGTTTAAGATTGCATTAGCGTCAACAGGTATTGGATTGTTTATTGTTGCTTTAGGTGCAGTAGTAGCGAACTTCGATAAACTAAAAACTAAGACCGCTGAAGTTAGTGCTAAGTTTCAAGACGCTTACAAGTCATTTGCTAATAAGTACCCTGAAGCAAGTAAGGTAATTAAGACAGCTTTAGAAGTTGCGTTTTTTCCTATTACGATTACTATTAAATCGTTGCAAAAATTGTACGATCTATTTACAGGTACAACAGAAGCAAGTAGAAAAGCGAGTGCAGTTCAAGCCGAAAACCATGAAAAGCATATTCGACAATTAGATGAGGAAGCAAAGGCACGTGAAGAAAATATTAAAGGCATTGATAGAAAAATTGCGTTACTAGAAGCTGAAGGCAAAAGTACTATTGCATTGCGTGAAGAAAAAATTAAACTTCAAAAGCAAGAAGCAGAAGCAAACCTAGCATTTGCACAATATATGAAAGGACGAATGGAAGGAAACGAAATCTTTGAACAATCGTTTCAAGACATGGTTTCAGCTTCAGAAGATTCACTAAATGCAATTGAAGTAGCAGAAGCAAAACTAAACCAAGAAAAGAAAGACCTTGCTAAAGAACGTAACGATGAGGCAAAAGCAGAAGCGGATAAGGCAGTCGAAATTCAAAAGGATAAAAACCAACAGGAATTAGATGCTTATAAATCTAAGCAAGATGCCGAACGTCAAATGTTGTTAGATGAAGAAGCGTGGAAAGCTGAACAAGAATTAATTGCAAAAGAAGCACAAGCATTAAAGGATGAACAAGCACAACAATTACAATGGGACAAAGAAGCCTCAGACGCTTTAATACTTAGTAACAGAATCAAAGCTGAACAAGAAACAAATGCACAAATACTAGAAGACCATAGAAAGTTAAACGATGCCAAAGTTCAGATTGCACAAATGGGGGCTAAGTCTTTAAATGATTTAGCTGAAGGTGTATTCGCGGTTGCTAATCGTTTCGGTGCGCAAGATGAAAAGAGCAAAGACCAAAGAGCAAGACGACAGTTCAAAGTTGCAAAGGCTTTAAGTTTAGCTACTGCAACTATTGATGGTATTCAAACAACGATAGCGGCATTTAGAAACGGTATGCAAAACCCTATTCCATTACTCGGGCCTGCAACAGCGGCCGTATATGCAGGTGCGGCGGCGATTACTTCAGCGGCTAACATTGCTAAAATTGCTAGTACTCAGTACGGCGGTGGCGGTGGTGGTGTAGGTAGTGCGGGCGGTGGTTCAGTAAGCCCACCAACAACAGCACCTAATATGCCAAATCCACAACTTGCAAACGCTCAAACAACTTTGACTAGTGGAATAGGTAATGAACAACCTAAATCAAATGCAGGAAAAGTATATGTTGTGGACTCAGAAATTACAGCAAAACAAAACCAAACAGCTAACACATTAAGTATTGCTACGGTCGGATAATTTACAAATGTTATATTAAAATAGATATGTTACCATTTTTCAAAATAGTAGTTAACGAAAACGACGAAACAGGAATTGATTTTAATTCTTTCGTCGATGCCCCCGCTCACATGAAAGCCTTTATAGCTTTCGGCAAAAACCAAGTACGTTACGAATTTAACGAAGAAAAAAGAATTGTTACAGGTGTAATGATTTCGGCAGGCACTCCAATATACAGAAATTCTCCTGATATGGGCGAACACTATGTAGTATTTGATGCACCAACGATTGACCTTATACGTAGAAAATTCTTTAAAAACGGATTTATTCAAAACGTAAACAAACAACACAATTCTAAAGACGTAATTAAAGGCGCTACATTAATTGATTCTTATATCGTTTCAAATAGCGACCCGAAACTACCGAACGTTCCTGAAGCATTTACACAAATGAATCTGCAAGATGGCAGTTGGATTGCTTCGTATTATGTTGAAGATAACGTGTTGTGGGATGATGTGAAAAGTGGCAAGTTCGTAGGCTTCTCTGTTGAAGGATGGTTCGAAAAAAAACAAATTAAAGTTAAAACAAAGATGAGTAAACAAAACAAAACACTTTGGGAATCAATTAAGGAGAAATTTAACGATGCTCCAGCGACTCCTGAAGTAGTAGAAGTTACGTTTTCTGAAGCTACTACCGCTGAGGGTACAGTTGTGTTTTACGATGGTGAATTAAAGGAAAAAGCACTTTTAACAATTGAGTTGGATGGTGTTAAAGTTCCTGCACCTGAAGGAGAACATCAATTGACACTTGAAGATGGTACGGTGAAAGTTGTAACGTTGGATGGTACAGGTGCTATTGTAACTATTGCAGACG